TGATTGAATTCTTCAACCGAACTTTGTCGAGCCTTATTAACGGCTTCTTCGTTAGACTTTTGGATAATCTCTGCAATCTTGGCTGCGGCGTCTTCTGGTTCACCATCCAGCATTTTGTTGAATGCATCTGCAATCTCAGTTTTAACATCCATAGGTTCTGGTGCTGGTTCAGCAGGTGTTTGAGGTGTCGTTGCCATAGATTCAAGTTTGCGTTCTAGTTCCGCGTACTTTTCTTCAAGCGACACAGCGCGTTCTTCCGCAGCTCGACGTTTGTCGATTTCTTTGTTGAAACGGTCAAGCGGAATTCTATTCTGCTTTTTAGGTTTCGAACCTTCTTCCGGGGTTTCTTCCGGGGTTTCTTCTGCGGGTTCCTCTATGTCGGCAGGGGTTTCTTCTGCTTCTGGAGTTTCTTCTGGAGTTTCTTCTGGTGTTTCAGGATCGCGTGTCTCGTCGTCGCCGGATACGTCTTCTCCAGAATCGACAGAATTAACTTCTGGTTCTTCTGGTGTTTCATCAGTAATAGTATCGCCGCGATTTGCAGTATCAAGATCGCTAAAATCATCATCGATTACTCCACCGAATTCGTTAACTTCTAGGGTCATGGGTAGGATTTCCTTTGTTATTATTGGTATTGAAAACTTTCAAAGCGTCGGAAGCCAAACGGTTGTCACCACTCATTTCTTGTTTTTTAAGTGACGCCGTATGGCCCATTACCGCCATTTGCATTCTTGCTTGTAGTTCTTTCATTCTACGTTGATGCTCGGCTTGCATCTGGTTAAGCTGCTTAATGAACTGGCCACGTTGCAGGTCATCTGCTTTGGCGTTGTTTAATAATGCATTAGATTGTAATTGTTCGATCTTCGCAGACAGTTCTTCGAGTTCTAGCATCTCGCGTTGCATCGCTAGTTGCTGCTGCATCTGCTGCATTTGCGCTTGTTCCTCGGTTACTTCACCTAGGCCAGCCATGTCTTTTAATAAACGCGCAACTTCATGTTTACGTTGCAAGTGGCTGTGTTCTACAACAACGTGGTCTGGGATCATAACGCCAGCGTTACGTAACGAAAGGGCTTCTGCGAACTGGGCCTCGTTAAATGAATCTCTTGCTGGTGTGGAACTAACCACGGTGTCGTACTCACCAACTGTTAGGTCGTTGACAATATCGCCCGCGGCTTCTTGGTTAATGATCATCTCTTCGCGTGGTTGTTCTGGCTCACTATAATTAGTGATGTGGTAAATTCGTTCTTGCGTATAAAAGTCCTGAACTAATTCCAGAATTTTTTCAGCTAATAATTGGCGTGAAAATTCTAGGTTACTAAACGGTAGCTGCAACTGCACTTGGCCACGTGCTGTACGTTGTTCGAGTGCAATACCTGACACGTCCGCTGCTTCCATACCTAGCATAGACTCGTTGACGCCTGATATTTCTTTAATATCCATTGCGCCTTTTGTTGATATTCGGTCTACACCTGTTGGTACTGGGTTAGGTTTGATTTTACTCGGTTCTTTAAAGCCTGGATTTGTTGCCATAACTAAACCAGACTCGGCACCTCGTTCTTCTAGGTCCTCGGTTGACATGTTAGCCAACGAGCCTTCTTCAATTATCCAACCGGAATTCGCTGTCGTGTTTACAATGTGTAATTCTTGAGATCGCGATTTATTTAAGAACTCTTGCGGCGATAATAAATTACGCACCATGCCGATAGGTTTGCCGCGACGGAAAATAGGGAAGTACGGGATAATTGTAAATGAACGGTATGGACTCCAGTCATCGTGGAGCACCACTTTGTCTGCGGTGATTACCCAATAAACAGCGCGTTTTTTCCGCGCGATTATTTTTAAGTCGAACTGCGCTCTGACGTTCTCGATGTGGTCGTCCTGCCATTCCGGGTTGATTCTCCGGGTTTCGCGGGTGTAGGGATCAACGAAGTGTCGTTCTGTTTTTGTTTTGTAAAATTGTCGTTCGACGACTCGAATATTTTTAATACGAGAACCATCAAGCATATCAGCATCACTAGGCTGATGATCTTCGCCACCGAATGTGTTTTTTGCGAGTTCGACGGAATCCTTACCAAAAGTCTCGGACCCCACACTATTAATAAGTTCGTTCTTTTTATCTTCGCCATATTTCTCGCCTATTTGATCGACTGACATCCAACGGGTAATAAATACCTCGTTCCATTTACGTGGATCATAGGACGTAGCATCTGGGTCGGGGATAACAGCGATTGGGTTTTCAACCGATATATCGACTTCACCTTCGATGACTTCATCAAAACTTAAACGAACGTCATAATACCCGCGGTCTTGTATTAACCCATCAGCATAGACCATAGGTTCTAAGTGATTGGAGAAATGATTCTCGTCTAAGATATGGTCAGTAAGTTTGGTTAATACCTCGGCGACTGCTTCAGTTGCTTTACCGCGTTTGGGTTTGAATTTAATATCCGCATGTCGGTTCGCCTGCTCCCCTAGAGCAGTGTTTACAGTAGGTAGTATATTGTTAATGGTTAAAGCAGGGCGTCCCTCGTCTTCTAACGATTGCTTATCTTCTTCCGACCATTGCTTACCCATGTAGAAATCGTCACATTTCTGTGCAATTTCTACGTACTTACTGTGACCTCTATCTCGCGCACGTGTGTAGCGGTCCCAATTGGTCTGGGCAATGGCACTGTTATCTTTTTTATTATTCATTCGCCCTGCTTTAAAAATAGAAAGGTGTTAATTATAATCATTGATTATATTTTACTCGTAGACAATACTTTTATCAACCTGTTCCTTTTCACTCACGAACCAAAGTAAAAATGCTAGGTTGCATCCAGCATGTGCTAGATGGTGTAAACCAGATTCTGGGTCCGCTATCTCACCTTTTTGGTAAGCAAGGATATGTCGCTGTAAAGCATCGAAGTAACGTTGTTCTGCGCCTGGGATATCTTTCCAGGAATCTTCCTCGTATTTAAGGGCCCCAAATTCTAGGACCTCGCAAATGCGTTCGATCGCTTCAGCAGGTATTAATCTTGGGCGGATTTTACCTGCGTCATATTTTAGGCCTTGGCCTCTTGAGTCAGTCATTTTATTTCCTTAGTTTCTTGTGCAACGCCATAGACACTAAACAGCCTACTGCGCCACCCAGTCCTACCGGGATAGCTAACCAAAGTGCATCTAGCCCTTTGTTTACAAATTCTATGGATACAGTGCCGAGCAGCATTACTTCAAACAAGCCAAGTAACATGCCGGTTATAACTACGCCTTTTTTATTGTGGTGTACCACGTTAAGTTGTTGGAATGCTTTCGCGCCTATGTAACAAACATTAATAAAAAATAATGTAATAAAGATCATGCGTTCATGTACCTTCTTCTGCGGCCCCCGCCTTTGGTGTATTTAGTAAGCTTGTCTTTCCATGAAGCTTTCTTTTTGGGTTTGACTTCTGGTTGTGTGGTGAACATATCCAACATTTGGAAACACCATGCTAAGGCATCAACGATGTCGTCGTGTTTACCTGTCGGGAATCTCAGCAGCTCGTTACGGGCCTCGTTCATGAACTCCGCATGTTTCGGGAAATAAATCATGCCTTGTTGTAAACGACCCTGTAACGGACGTGCCCTTGCTTGTTTATCACGGCGCCCTGTTTTTAGGTCCTCTGTTACGAAGAACACTTTCCGTTCGCGTTGTCGTTTTTTCAACATCGGTCCGATTGCCATCTCTATCTGGCCTTTCTCGACCCCGACAAATTGAGGTTTATACAGCTCATACTGATCTATGATGTTTTCTACAATGTCCAACGCATCCCATTTTCCACGTGCTATGTTGAGGATATGGGCCCTTGATTCTTTGTCGATGCCGATGGTGGCGCCAACGGTATAGTCATTATGCTCTTGCTGGCCAATAGCAAAATCCCACGCTTGGTAGATTTTCATCTCCTCGGTAGGAGGGGTATTCTCCTCATACTTGAACCAGTCTTTTTGGAAGTAGGCCCCCTCATCGGGTACTGGGTTCTGCTGGTAAAGTGCCGACCAATCTCGGTCACCTACCGCGCGTTTAATACGATCAAGCGCGTCGACTGGATAACGATCACTATGTAACGCTTGGCCTTTTAATCTGTACTTCTCGTCAGCGACGGCAATTGCTGGGTATCTAACAATCTCCCACTGGTCGCCACCTTCTTTGCCCTGTTCGATTAACCAACCTGCTAAGTCATCGTCGTGCCAACGGGTTAAAATAACAAGTACGCCACCGCCTGGAGCTAAACGCGTGTAGAACGTACTTGTGTACCAGTCTTTAATTTTCTGGCGGTTAGTTGCCGATTCTGCATCTTCGCGGTTTTTGATCGGGTCATCTATTATACCGATGTGGGCACCGCGTCCTGTGATCGCGCCCCCTACACCCGCGGCTACGTAACCACCACCTTTGGAGGTGTTCCAACGTTCAGCAGCCGAGGACTTTTTATCCAGAGCCGTGTTCGGGAATATTGACCCATACTGGTTATCAGCAATTAAGCCACGGACTTTTCTTGAGAAATCCATGGCGAGATCGGCAGCATATGAACTGGCTATCACTTCATGTTTGGGGTTGCGGCCTAAGTGCCAAGCCGGAAAGGTTTTCGATGCGAGTTCAGATTTACCATGTCTTGGTGGCATGAACAGCATTAACCTCGGGGATTCTTTACGTTCAACTGCGGCAGAAAATTCTTCTAATCTGCGGCATATATCAATGTGTACCCAACCAGGCATGTACTCTTCGTTGAACGTTTGCACAAACGGCATAAGTCTTCGGGACGCTAACTGGCGTTTAGCCAACTCTTTTTTCGCGGCTTCTTGGGCGTCGAACTCTTTTTTCTTTTGCAGTCTCTTTTGTCTGGCTTCTTCGTCCAGCTCTCTTTTTTTACGTTCACGTTGTTCTTCAGTCATCTTTGTGCGAACAACTTCGTTATCAAATTCTTCTTGGGACCCCTCAATACAGGTAACACATACTTCGTTTTGAATAAGTGTTACTGGGGTTTCAGTCTTACATTTTTTACAGGCTACAAGAGGTATATCAGTCATTATCTGTAACTACCTCGTAATCTTTCGGATCTAACGAAATGTCGTAGCCTGCTAGCTCTATCAACGCTTGGTCATCCAAGTCTTTGATTTGGTCAGCACGGTGTACTTCTATTACTTTCTTCTCTGGCTCTGCGAGTGAATGAAGTCGAACTAAACTATCTACCGCTTTTATCTCTTCTGTTGCATCTTTCGACTTTTTATGTGCTTCAAGATACAAGACAGTAGCCATGTCTTTAGTGAAAGTAATGTTCTGCGCCGTTTGATAGAGTGAAGGGTCAAGCATGGGTTTTAAGAACTGAATGGAC